GATATATCAAAAGGCAAAGACATTTCTGAAGTAGGTTCACCACCTATTCTACCATCTTCATCCATCTGTTGCAAGCCCTGTTTTGCCTTTGAACGAAGATTCTCAAAAAACTTTACACCATAATAACGAACAACATCAGCAGGAACAACATACTCACCCTCACTAAGTTTAGCATCAATGTCATCTCGTACTTCCTCTGGCAGAGAACCGGGAGGTACATCATTACCTGATACTGGGTCTACTGTTTCTGCTTCTCCACCTAACGCAAAAGCCATCTGTGTTTGAGTGTTCATATCTGCAAGCCCTCCTTTAGCGTATGTTTTAGTAGTAGTATCTTTAAATTCAGCAGTAGGAAGGGGCCGACCTAGTCTTGTAAGTCTTGAAAGATGATCAAAAACGTTGTGAATCCCTCTATTTTGTTGGTCCTCAGTGATAGTAGCAGCGTCCTTATTATAAGTAATTCTACGAACTCCTAAAACGTTACCAACACGATATGTATTTCTTTTAACAGAAACACCAACAACCCTTTCGCTCTGTTGCCCAGAGGGATTTATAATCTTTGGCGCTCTAAGATCTCTGCCGTAGTCATCAACGTATAGCCTACCCTCTGAAAGTGCAGGATCGTCGTCACCATAGGTAGCACGATGATTTCCACCTACAACATTTATATAACCTTTTTTTTGACCCCCAAAATTATCTTTTCCTGCATAAAAAGCTACATGATCACCTTCATTATTACCATTATAGTCAAAAATAACTATATCACCTTCTTGTAAAGAATCAAAATTAAAAGGTTTTTCTTTAGAGCGTGTATATATATTTTTTCCATAAGTCATATATTCAGTTGCTCTGCCTCGTTTATACCTACCACGTTTCCCCAAAGTGTCTGCACCTAGCTCTGTAAGTATATGATTTACAAAAGCTGCACACCAATAAACACCTAAGTCAGCAGGATTAGGCACACCTTTAAGATTTTTTCCTATACCCTCTAAAAATTGTTCATAAAATTTACCAATAGTTTCTAAATCAAATTCTTCTGTAAGTCCTGAAAGAACTTTAAATGGACCTTTTTGATCACCAGATTCATCTAAAGCTCTTTTTTTAATTAAATAACCTAGTTCAGCTATTTTTTCGTTAGGCATTTTTTTAACACCTAGTTGTGAATCTTTGTAATCAACTTCATCGCCATAGTCTTTAACAAAGCCTTTAAGGTTAATTCTAGGATCAGATTCAGGAAGGTCTGCTGTTATATCTTCAAGAAGAAGGGGAATACGACTATTATCTTCTCTTAATAAGTCCATTCGTTTATCAAACAATTCTTTTCTGGTAAAAGGAACTCCCTCTGGATTATATATGTTTAAAGTCTCGAAACTACCATCCTGTTTGTGAGGAGTATCTTTGGTTTTGGGTTTTCTCCCTTTTTTTACTTTAAACTCTGGAACAACCATACTTCCTAAGTTAGTCCTTTTGCCTGTTTTAGAATCATATATGAATTTCCCACCCGGAGCATCATAAGAAGCATCAGTTGGGTTTGAATCAAATGCTGTTTGTTCGTCTGCAGGATTATAATTATTTTTATTAAAAGAAAAAGCTTCTGTTGTTTGAGATTTAAGGTCACCTTTTAAAGGTGTAGTTATTGGCGCACCTGTTCGCCTATCAAATACACCACTACCTATTTGTGTGGGTCGTACAACACTTGTTTTTTTTATATTAGCCATTAGCATTAACCTTTAATCTAAGTTGTTTAAGTGCAGTTAACGCGTGTACCTGACCCTGCATTCTGTACATTACATGGGACTCATCTGATTGAGCAAACATTTTGTAACTAGATTGGATACGTTCATCTAACTCTTTTTCAAAAGCTTCCCATATCTCAGGATTATTTACAAAGTATTTTAAGTTCACTGCATTGGTCCTTTATTAGCTGAGAAGCCCTGTTCTCCCGGTGTAGGCACCGAGCCTGTTCCTACGGTACCCCCACCGCTGCCTTGGGTGTCTTGCGCCTGTACCCCCGCTGGTGGCTTCTGTGGAGATGGTGGTCCTGCCTGTGGTTGAGGTGGTGGTGGATTCTCTGCTTGGAACTTTTTAAGTATCTCAGCCTGTACTGCAGCATCTGGCAAAGAGTTTACCAACTTATCAGGATCAAGGTCCATAGATTTAGCAATCTCACGAATGATATAATCCATCTTAGCAAAAGGAGCTAGTACAGGGTTTTGTACTACACCAAGGAATTGCATCAGTCTTTGACTACGTACTTCGTTAGCCATAAGGCTTTCAGTACCACGTGCTTTAATTTCAAGATCACCTTTGATATCTTCCTCAAAGTTAAACTGCATATTAAAACTAAAGAATGCTTTACCTAGTGGACCTAGGAGATAGTCATCTACATTCTTAACTACATTTCGTATAGAACCATTAGCAGCAGACATAAGCATACTAATGCCAGAAGCTGTACGTCCGACACCTTGAACTCCTGTCTGACCATGAGCGAAGCTAGGAAATCCCGTAGACTCATCAGCTAGAACTCTGGCCTTGTCAAACATTTGCATGTTTTCATTAGATACGTTAGGGAATTTGGTGCCAAAAATAGCTTGACCCGGCGCACCCCCTTGACGTCTAAAGACTTTTCCGGGATATACAGAAAGGTCTTGACCGGGAACTAGGTTAGTCTCGTCTACCTCAATCAACATATTACCAGACAGTGCAGCATTGTCAACAGCCATACGCATAAAGCCATTCATTAATGTCTGAGTATCATCCATGTTCTCAGCAATGCCTACACCAAACAAACTGTAAGGGTTAAGCTCGTAAGGCACAGCGTAGTAGGGAATAGTAGAAGGAGTAAACGGGTTCATAACCAAACGCAATACTTGGTTATTACAAGTCCAAATGTTTACGCTAACTTGATCTAAATCCTTCATTTCTTTTGGTACATCAATGTCGTGATCTTTTAACATTTCTGTATCAATCATACCCCAAAACTCAAGAACCTCAAATCGTTCTGCTCTAGATTCCTGAGCATCGTCTTCCATTGCTTGTTCCCACCACTCTTTTACATAGTTTTCTCCATAGGAGATAGCGGTATCAATAGCATTTTTTCGGAAAAAAGGTCTACGTTTTAATCCACGCATTTTACTACGGGACATTTTATGACGCTCAATTACAAACTCTGCCTCGTCCATATTAGCAGCATCAGGATCAGGGTAGAAGTTCCAGATAGAAACACTTGCTGTATGAGGAACTGTTTTAATAGTAGGAGAGTATTCACCAGAATCAGACCAGCTAGGATATTCTTTATCCACAGCAAATGGTCCCTTCATAACACCTGTGCCAAACAGAGCAGCTTCAAATGCAGCTACACGTAGTTGTTTGTTAGCGTTAGATTCTTCTAATTGATCATGAATTTTCTTTTCCATCTTCTTAGCTGCAATCATAGCAGGATGAAATGTAATCTCAGTAGCAGTTTTACCTGCACCTTCTTTTAGTTTGTCTGCTACAGGGGCCAGTGTATCTTTAAGACCTGCTATACGCTCCATTAGTTGTGGTGTGGTTTCTCCCGGTTTAAGTTTAGTGTCATCTGTAGCTTTTTTTAAACTGTCACTCGACTCAAAGTGTACAGATTCCTCTACACCTTCAGGAAGAGTAGTAGGATCAACGGAAATAGGAAAACGATGATTTCCAAACAGTACCTCTACAATCTGTCCATAAGCGGCAAGGACTTTTGTTTTAGTAACCTTAATAAAAATTTGAGACTTCTCAGTAGAAGTGAACTGTACATCAGGTCCATAAATACCCCTATAGTTTTGGTAGGATTTTATCCAACGGGTTTCTTCTGTTTCTCTTGAGTCAGATGCTTTTTTATATTTATTCTGTACAAAGTGAAAAATTTTACCAGATTTAGGATCACTACTTTCAGACTTTTTTACATCTTCAATAGCAGAAGACTGCTCTAAGTCCATGCCATTTTCCATATACTCTTCTTCCATTATATTTCCTTAATATCCAAATGTGGGGTCTGACGCTTGAAAACCACTGTTTTGAGTTAATGGGTCAAAGTCAAATAAACTGCTTCTTGGTCTTGTCATTATACCATAGCGTAGAGCATCATATAAGTGATCTTCTGAGTGTGTATCAACATCCTCTGGGTTATTCTTATCAAGAGGTAACGCCGGTATTTGACTGATAGTGTTAGTGCAAGTTTCAAAAAATACTAACCTAGGTTCTTCTGTAAATTCATCTACCTGTAATCTGCGGTGCAGTTCGTTTTTACCTGAAATACGGGAGCCTTTACTTCTATCAGAAGGTCTCCACCTACAACCTTTCATAATCATTTGTTCTGCTAGAGATGGACCTGTATCCCCTCTGTTATGCCAGAGTGAGGAGTCAAGTACACCGTATCTCATTTTTTCACCATTCTCTGCATCTAAAATCATATCAGCTAGGTCAGTAGCTATGACCTTTGAGCAATACATTTCTCTATAAACAACTAGCTGTTCATCAGGAGCTACAGCAAACCAGACAACACCTGTGTAAGAGCCGTACCCATAATCACAAGCTCTGAATCTTGCCCAACTATTAGGTATTTCATACGGTTCAACAACGTGTATCTCTCTGTTCCATTCTGGAAAAGCTGCACCTTCATTAACATCCCAGTTACCCTCTAGAAGTTGTTTTCTTTGATGCTCTGGCAAAGACAACAAGTTAGCTTCATACATACCGTCATCAGACAAATATGGGTTATCAAATAAAGTTGCAGGAATAAACCTACGTTTAAATAAAGATTCACCTTCTCTTGAGTGGCCTTTAGGCCAAACTATAACTTTTTTTGTTTCTGGGTCAGTAGCATCAAAAGTTGTATTGTGAGGTGCTGGGTCCACAAAAGTTTTTTTAACCCATTGGTGTCCTGCTCCACCGGGGTTTGTAGTTCCCCTTTGATATAAGTTAAGTCCACTGTTCTTAGTAGTACGTAACCGTGACCTCATATAATTCCAAGGGTAAGGGCTAGGCCATTGTGTAAGTTCATCAAAGCCAATCCAGTTAAAAGCTTGTCCTTGATATCTTTGTACATCGTCATCCCTATCTAAATAACTTAACCAAAGAGTAGCACCTGAAGGGGCAATCCAAGTCTTTTCTCTCTCTAAAAATTTAATTCCCGGAATTGCTCTGGGATATAATTGCTTTGAAACTGATATTAATTCTCTTAGTTCCTCAGTGCTTCTACGAACCAGTAGCTTGTTAGAGAGAGGATTATTAAAGTACCGGACAGGATCAGCCAACATAGCAAAAGACTTACCGCCTCCTGCAGCACCCCCATACAAAACTTCCTGCTCTGACGCAGATAAGAAATCAGTCTGTGGTCCGGGGTTAGCCTCAAAAATAATATCTTGAGCTTTTTCAATTTCAATCGGCTCTGGCTTCACCACTGCTGGCACTGTCTTCGGTGGCTCTTTTAACGGCTCCAAATCTTTCTTCTTGGAGACGCTTCGCCTTTGCTTCTGCTTCTTTGTAGCGCTGGGCGTAGTAGAGTGCATTTTCAGCGTCTGTCTTACGTTTTCGTTCAAGCTTTACTCTTTTCATTAAACCAACATGAGATATAGACCTACCTGTTTGTTCACTTAGCCAGATCGCTACATCTCTGTAACTATACTGCCTAAGATGCTTCTTGGCAAGCTCTAAAGCCTCTAACTCACTTTTTAATGGCAGAAGTATGTCTTCGTCGTTAGGGTCTTGCTCGTACCCAAAAGGAACTACCCTACCTACGCGAACGACAGGAAACCATTCAAGACCACTACTTAGTTTTTCTGGTGGAGGTAGCCTCCAAGTTTTATTAGTTTTCATTTTTAGCTGGCAAAATAAACAAAGGACTCTCAGCCTTAACTTCTATTTTATCTGTTTTTACAAACCCTGCTCTGTCAAGAAAATCTTTAGCCACTGCTATTTTTTCTTTATTACCTAGTTGAGTAGGATCATTAAATACTTCCATCATACCGTAGGCAACACGTGTCCCAGAAGAAGCAATGTAACGCTTAGTGGCTTCATAGATTTGATCTTGAAGCACACCTGTAATGCTTGTAGAAGATACTGTATCTGCATAACCAGCAAGACGTTTAGCCTCTACAGGATTACCTTTAGCCTCTTCAAACAAAACATCTATAAACTTTTGTTGTTTTTCTGTTAATTTTTTCATTCACATTCACACTTTTTACAAGCACATTCTTTATTAAATAAAGCACACCATATACGTTTTATGTATCTAATCATGTTATTTTCCTATAAGGTTTTACTTTGGCTGCAATTTTTTTAGGTTGAGCCACAAACTGCTTACCCTTAGACGTGCCTCTTCGTTTGGCACTGGTTGAAGCAGCATACTCAGAATCACTAAGAGATTTAATAGCTTTAGCAGGTAAGTATCGTTCGCCAGTAGCTTTAGACCCTTGTGTAGAGGGCTTGCCACTCTTAGTTCTCCAATCTTGTCCTGTCCAAGCTTTAAGACTTTTTTGACTGGCAGCTAATCCACCCGTACTCATTTTTATAGGTTTCTTTGCTTTTGTTTGAGCAGTATTACTTAGGTCTTTTAGATGGAACAACTTTTTAGAAGACTTAGACATTCTAGCCCCTGTCATTACTGTTCCATCTTTGTGTTTGTGTGTTTTACCAGACCATAGAGTTCCATTACGTAGGTAGTGTTTAACACCTTTCATTACTTGTACCCTCCACCAGCTTCTTTGTAGGCTTTAGCAAGCATTTGAGCTTTACGTGCAGACCATTGACCAGCCGCACCACCTTTTGTTCCAGCTTTAATTTTCTCAAAAAGACGCTTACGCAAAGCTGGTTTAGTATAATTACCCGCCTCATTAACCTTAGACTTAGCCTTTGGTTTAGCCTTGGTCTTTGCCGAAGAACTTTTGCTTGATTTCGCCACGGGTAACTCCGATATCTCTGAGAGCAGAGTCTGACATATTAACTAACTGCCAGTATTGTACTCTACGCATTTGGCCTTCTTGTAGCGCTTTAATAAACTTCTTGAACATGGTATCTCTCCTTATGTTTGACCACAAAGACAGTTATACCATGTTCAAGTTAAAATTTATACAGCTATGATTGCAACCCCGCTATGCAGAGTCTAAAATTTCACCCCCACCAGAATAGTAGCAGGGGAGTTTAGTTGTGTCAAGGACTATTTCTTTTTAGTCATACCGCCCTTGTTCATTTTAGCAACAGGCTTCTTCTTAGTTAAACCACCTCTGTTACTGCCTGTCTTCCATAAACTTTCAAATGATCTGCCGCCGCCATCTCTCATAAATTTACTGGCCGCTGCCTTACTTTTAGGTAAACCTGCAACGAGCCGGTCATGAGGTGTCATCGCATCCCACTTATCAAAAGTTATTTTCTTCATATTTTTCTTTTGAGTATCATCACTAGCAGGTTGATACTGGATTTGCCTACGTTTTTGAGCGTCACTCATAGAAGAACTAGATTTAGGAACTTGCCTACGTTTTTGAGCGTCACTCATAGAAGAACTAGATTTAGGAACTTGCCTACGTTTTTGAGCGTCACTCATAGAAGAACTATTCTTTTTCTCAGCAGGTTTCTTTTTAACAGCAGGTTTATTCTTAGTAGTAGTAGTAGCTGTTCCCGGCTTCTTACGCCGTGCGCCTTTAAGAGATTTTAAAAGTCCTGCGCGTCCCTGTAAGCCTATACCATCTTTATCAAAACCTAAAAGGTCTCCTAGGAAAGTGTCACCAAAAGTAATACTAT